GTGACTAAAGGTGTTTGTCGTTACACATCAAACTTCACAGTACCAGACCCAGACTTCCCAGAATTTTAACGGAGCGATAACATGGCAGATACCACAACCACCACGTATAGCTTAACTAAGCCAGAAGTTGGCGCATCTGCCAACACTTGGGGTACTAAGCTAAACGCTAATTTAGACACGATTGATGACCTGCTTGACGGTACTACAGGCATATCCCCTAAAACCATTCAGTTGAAGGAAAGCTACGCGACCTTCACAAGCTCATCAAACGCAGCTACAGTAGATTGCTCTACGGCTACAGTATTTGCTCATACGCTCACAGAGGACACTACACTAACTTTCTCTAATCCACCAAGCACTGGTACGGCTTACGGTATGGTGATTAAGATTGTGCAGGATGCTGGCGCTTCAGGTTATACAGTGACATGGCCAGCGAGCGTTATTTGGCCATATGGCTCTGCACCAACGCTGACATCGACAGCTTCTGCTGTTGATTTGTTCGTGTTTATTACACACGATGGTGGCACTACTTGGGTGGGTATAACCTCAGGGCAGGACTTTTCCTAATGTCTATTTCAAGGCTAGCTACTAAGCAATATTCGGTGGAGCCTGACGTTTCAGGCTGTATCTTTAACGGTGCAGGTAGCGATGGGCTGACTAGAAGTATATCGCTTGCTGCAACAACTCAGGTTACCGTCAATTTTATAGTAAGGCCGAGAACAACAGACTTTACTTATATATGGAACGTTCAGCAAAGTTCAACTTTAGGCGACAACTCACACGTTATTAATATCAATAGCGGCACAACTCTTGATGCGTTTTTTAGGAATACCGCAGGTACAGAGGTATTTCGTATGCAATATGCGGGTCTGACCCTAACTAACGTCTATCACATAACCTTTTCTTTCGATACGTCAAATACAAGTAAAAGACATTTGATTGTGAATGGGGTTGACGTTACAGGTTCGGCATCTTTTCTTGATTATGGCGGCACTATAGAAAGTGCAAGTTCTAGAGATACAGACATCATGCACTTTGATGAGCTGTCTAGGTATCCGTATGGTGATTTGGGCGAGTTTTATTACGATAACGCGTACATGGATTTAAGCTCAAGCAATCCATTCTTAATCCCCGGAACACTTTCACCTAGAAACTTGGCACAGGTGATTTCCGCGACAGGAGTTACGCCTGATATAGCTTTACCTATCAATATTTCTGATCCGGGCAACAATCTGGGCACCGCAGGTGACTTTACGCTTGTAGGCTCAATAGATGAAGCAACATTTTATTAAGTAAGAGGCTGATATGAGCGTAAAATACGTAAAAGCATCAAAAGCCGGAGAAGTGATATTTCCTTACACGGTTTTAGAGTTGAGAAAAGAAAACCCTAACGTGTCTTTTCCATCTGTTCCTAATGAAAAGTCTTTGGCTCGCTACGGTGTCTTCCCAGTTGATGTGCCAGAGCCAGATTACAACCCTGTCTCTGAAACTTTGGTTTATGACAATAAGCCTAAGCGTGCTAATGGTGTATGGACACTTGGTTACAGGTTGACTCCTCTAGCGCAATCAGAGCGCGAAGCCAACAAAAAGCAGTTCAAGGTCGGCTATAGGGAGCTTGTAGAAGGCTTTATGGACGATCAAGCTAAGGAAGCTGGTTTCCGTGATATGGCTACGCTTCTAAGCTATAAAGGTAGTAGCTACTACAACGATGCTGCAGTTGCCGCCTTTAATTGGCGTGAAGGTATATGGGCTACGGTTGAGCCTTTAATACAGCAAGCCAACGATAAAGGCGAGCGTCTAGATATTAGAGCAGTAATCGCTACCTTACCGACACTAAGCGTATAGGTGAAGTATGTATGTAAAAGCAAGCGGGAATACAGTCGAGATATACCCATACTCAATCGGCTTACTGCGAAAAGACAACCCCAATACATCATTCCCTAAGAGTCCGACTGATGAGTTATTAGCGGATTGGGGTGTTTATCCTGTCACTATCGCTGACAATCCAGCGTATGATGAAAACACACAGCAAGTTGTTACAGCGTCTGAACCTACGCTTGTGAACGGCGTCTGGACTCTTACTAAAAGCGTTGAATCTTTATCTGCTGAAGATCAGCAAGCTAAAGTAAAAGCTAAGATGGACACCTACTCAGCGGCTGTGCAGAATCTTCTAGACAATACAGCTAGGGAGAAAGGTTACGATAGCCTTATCTCTATGGTTAGTTACGCTAACAGCACTAAAGCTAAGTGGGCTGCTGAAGCAACGGCAGCTATTGAATGGCGCGATAGCTGTTGGAACGAAGCTTTGGTTCAGATGGGTAAATACGTAGCGTCTGGTGTCGAACCAACGCTAGAAGAGTTTATAGCGGCAATGCCGGAACCGAACTGGCCAGCTTAAGGATGTGAGACTATGCCTTTAATTACGCTAGATATACCTGCTGGTGTGTATAAAAACGGTACAGACTACCAAGCATCTAATCGGTGGAATGACTCTAATTTGGTACGCTGGATAGACAATGCAGTACGTCCTGTGGGCGGGTGGTCGCAGAAGTCTGCAACGGCTACTGCATCTATTTGCCGCTCTATGTACGCATGGTCTGACAACTCGCTTGATCGTTATATCGCTGCAGCTACACACGAAAAGCTATACATTTATGATCAGGAAGGCGCGCAGTACGATATCACACCCGCTGGATACTCTACTGGGCGTGAGTCTGCTGTAGCTAACACTGGTTATGGTGCACTTAACTATGGTGAAGATGCATACGGTACCGAGCGAAACGATAGTACCCAAACGCTACCTGCTACAACTTGGAGTTTAGATAACTGGGGTGAATATCTTGTTGGTTGCGCTACTGAAGATGGTAAGCTTTATGAGTGGCAGCTTGATCTTGTTGGGCCTACCGCAGCGGCAGTAATCTCGAATGCACCAACTAACTGCCGTGGCCTGCTGGTGACTGAAGAACGATTCCTAATGGCTCTAGGTGCTGGGGGTAATCCGCGTAAACTCCAATGGTCTGATCGTGAAGACAATACCACTTGGACACCTGCTGATACCAATGAAGCTGGCGATATTGAGCTACAGACTGATGGTTATATCCAGTGCGGATTAAGGGCGCGTGACCAAGCAGTCATCTTAACCACGACTGATGCTCACACAGCAACATACATTGGCCCACCGTTTGTCTACTCTATTCAGCGAGTAGGTACGGGTTGCGGTGTCATATCGCCTAAAGCTGCTGTGACATTCTCAGGAGGTGTCGTATGGATGGGTCGCCAAAACTTCTTCGTTTACTCAGGCGGTCAGGTGCAAAAGCTACCTTCTGAAGTATATGACCACGTATTCGCTGACATCAACCGAGATTACGCAACTCATGTTTTTGCATTGCAAAACTCTAGGTTTTCAGAAGCATGGTTTTTCTACCCTAGTGCAAACTCCACAGAGAATGACCGCTATGTAGCATGGAACTACGACACCAACACTTGGACGATAGGCACATTAGTACGTACAGCAGGGATAGATCAGGGTGCGTTTATTAACCCTATCTGGGCAGACCCAAGCGACAAACATCTATACGAGCATGAGGTTGGTTGGACGCACACTGGCTATGATGTGTACATTGAATCTGGCCCTATTTCTATAGGTAATGGTGATCAAGTCGCAGTAGCAACTGAGCTAATTCCAGATGAAAATACGCAAGGTTCGGTTGAGGCTACGTTTAAAACGCGATTTCATCCCAACGACACAGAGCGCACCTATGGGGCGTATACTTTAGCTAACCCTAGTCCAGTACGCTTTACAGGGCGACAAATCAGGATGCGCCTAGAAGGTACAGATAACACAGATTGGCGCGTAGGTAGGATGCGTCTAGATATTGCAGGGGGTGGTAGGCGATGAGTATTCGCAGACCGCCTACACCTACTGTCGGCGCTATAGATCGCTGGGCTGAGCGTCTTGTCAACTACATGCTAGGTATAGCTGACAAGTTGCGATTTAAAGTATCTACCGATACGCCTTCCGAGAACGGCATCCTGTTATGGGATGAGGCTAACGGCTACCCAGTCGTATCTAAGAATGGTGTGTTTAGGCAGATAGTCCTAAAAGACGGTGAAGCCGCTCTGGGTGTTTCTACAACTCAGACAGCAGCATCCGCTAACACTGCCTATGCACTGACCTATACAGGAACAACAGACGACAGCATCTCACTGTCAGGCTCACAGATAACCTTTGATGAAGGCGGGTCTTACTTGGTGTCGTTCTCAGCACAGATAACGTCTAGCTCTAGCTCGACTGTAGACTTCTACTTCTGGCCCCGTATTAACGGGGTGGATATTACAGGCTCTACAATGAAAAACTCACTACATCAGAGTAGTTCTAACTTGGTAGTTAGCCGAGCGGCTATCATCTCGGTCAGTGCTGGGGATTATTTGGAAGCGATGTGGGCAGTCAGTAGCACGAGTGGATCATTGACCGCTAACGCAGCGACAGGGTTTTGCCCAGCTACACCTGCATCAACATTAGCAATTACGAGAATTAGCGGATAATTTGCGCTAGAATTAACTAAATACATACTCAGGGACGCGGATTGCACTTGAGTCAAATCAGAGGAAAGATTCATGGCCCTTTTAGATTTCTTATTTGGCTCGGAAGAAACTAAGCAAGAGCTGCCTAAGTGGTATGAAGATGCCGCTAAAGACAATATTGCTCGCGCACGCAATATCGCTGATATGGGCTACATGCCCTACTACGGTGTCGATGTTGCGGGCTTCACACCGATGCAACAGTCTGCGATGCAGAACACCAACGACTTAGCACGCTCGTTTGGAATGAGCGTTGCTGATCAGCCTTCACCTTACAACATGGTCACTGACCCTACCACAGGGATTCAGGGCTACCGCTCAGGTGATATCTTCGACCAAGCACGTAACGAGCTGAAGCAACGCGCGCCAGCACAGTACGACTACTACAACTCAATGGTCATTGATCCTGTTACTGGGGAGTACGGATCACGCACGGGTGTCGGTGAGGTGCTTGGGTTGCTAGATGAAATTGGGGTTGATACCAAAGACATAAATGCAAATACCTCTAGTAGCGAGGTTAATACAAATAGCGGTGGTCCTCTTGTGCCGCAGTCTGGTTTATCTGGTGATTGGATCAATAAGCTGCGCGGACTTTCTGAAAATCCTTTGATGAGGATGGGGCCGCTATCTGGCTTGCTTGCTTTGCTTGCAGGTAAGTACGCTGATCACTACGCTGGCGACTACGGAAAAGAAGGTCAACCCGGAGTATATGGTGATGATATGTTCTACAGATCAACCATGTCTCCTGATACAGGGGACAATTTAATGCCAACGCCTGTTCGCGGTTCTGAGTTTTATAGCTCTGATGAAGCAAAACGCAACGCTACCTCGGCAGATAGCGCAAAGGCTGCGCTTGATCAGGCGCGTGCTACCATAACTGTGAGTGATGGTGGTGAGCCTACCTATAGCTCTGGTCGTGGCTCATTAGGTGTAGGCGGCGGTAATTCCTCACGCGGCTACACTACAGGAGGTTGGTAATGGCTGATTTAAATAGTATATACAACCAGCTTTTAGGTCGAGACATAGGCGCAGAAGGGCAGCGTTATTGGGGCGATAAGCTAGCGCAGGGATGGTCAACTGAAGACGTAATGGCGAGCATTAAGCAAAGTCCCGAATACCAGCAGCGTCAGCAGTCAACCACTAATGCAAGGACTACATACACAGATCAACAGATACGCGATTACGTCAATAATAACTATGGCAATTTATCGGGTACTGAGCTACACCGCGCTGTTGCAGATGCTGCCAATAAGTTTGGTGTATCAGCGGCTCAGCTTGGACGTGCTTTTGATTATAGCACTGCTGAAGTGGATAACTTTGCTCGCAACGCTGGCAGAACTATCGATAGAAACCTTACAACGGGCTCACAAATATCTGACTCCAATATCCGCAGGTATGTGCAGGATCTTCAGGACACAGGGCTATCTGGTGATGAGCTAGGGCGCGCTGTATATTCTGCGGCTCAGAAGTACGGTATTGATGAGAACCAGTACGCCAAGGCAATGGGGCTATCAGTTGATGAGATACGCGGCTGGATTCAGGATCAGGGTCTAGGGTCTTTATCAAATGTAGGCCCAGCAGAAGCGATGCAGTCTGCCATACGCGGCACCTATGATGCCATGTCGTATGATCCTCAGCAGGTTAAGGCAACGAACTATGACCCTGCACAGGTAGCGACTACCGACCTTAGCGCGTACATGAACCCATACACGCAGGAGGTTATTGATCGCTCAATGGCTGACCTTGAGCGTGCTCGACAGGGTAATATCAACAACCTCGGATTCTCAGCCAGCCAAGCGGGTGCGTTTGGTGGTTCACGTCACGGTGTGGCTGAAGCACTGACCAACGAAGGCTTTGCTACCCAAGCAGGTAATCTAGCGGCTGGTCTACGCCAGCAGGGTTTTAACACTGCACTGGGTCAGGCTCAGTACGATGTAGGCGCTCAGAACACAGCACTTCAGTTTGGTGCTCAGCAGGGCATGAACGCTCAGCAGCTTAACCAAGCGGCAGGACTTCAGGGTGCTCAGCTTAATATGAATGCAGCTAACCAGCTAGGTCAGCTCGGCAACTTGGGCTTCACGCAGCAGCGCACATTGAGCAACGATATGTTCAATCAGGGTCTAGCACAGCAACGGCTTAACCAGCAGGCGCTAGATGCAGCTATGAGGCAGTATCAGGGTTGGACTGGATATCCAGCGTACGGCTTAGGATTGTCTGGTAGCGTGATGCCCGGATCTACAGGTGGTACGACTACAGTAGGTGGAAGCCCCGGATTGGTTGGTGCCTTAGGTACAGGCGCATTTATTGGCGGTCAGCTCGGCTGGTTCGGTTAAGGAGTAATTGAATGTCTAGTGCTTACGAATACCTTGATCCAACATCATTAGGTATATTGAGAAACGCTTACCGCCAGCAAGCACATGCTGGTAAATACGGCACGCTTGAGGACATGCCTCCTGAGGCGCTTGAGATTCTGTTACGTCTTGCTGAAGAAGATAAGATGGGTGACGGTAGCTTAGGCACAGGTGGTGTACCTCGTACTCCGCCGAGAGGTGACGGCAGCTTAGGTGCAGCTATGGGCGCTCGCCCGCCCAGTTCAACGCGTATGGGTGACGGTAGCTTAGGCGCTGGTCTAAATACAATGCGACTTGAGCGCGGTCTAGCAGGTGGCACTGGTGCGCCAGCTAAACCACCAGTAGCTACACCTAAGGTAACGCCACCAAGCGCACCAGTGCCGTCTCCAGAAGCGCCTAGTCGCGTCAACTACAGCGCATTTGAGCAACCAGATAAGTCAAGCGGCATTAACCAATCTGACCTTCTCACTGGTATCGGCGCTGGTCTACTGAGTCTATCTAACCGTAGTAACCTACAGCAGTTGGGTCAGTTCGGTATGAAGCGACTAGCGGAAGGTAAAGATAAGCGTGAAGCTGAGGCTAAATCTCAGGCTATCGCATCTCGCACTATTCAGTTCTTGAAAGACAACAAGCGCCTTGACCTTGCTGAAGCTGTCAGTATCGGTGCGCTTGATCCAAGAGATTCAGTCACTATGGCGCTCAAGAAAGCTGAGCTACCTGCTGATGTTCAGAAGTACATGTGGCTGATGCAAAACCCAGAGGCGGCTAAATACCTAAGCGGTATCGGTGCTATCGGCGGTAAGGGTACTAACGTTAACATTAACAGTGAAGGTAGCATTCCTGCGGGTTACGAAGTAATACGTGACGCTGAAGGTCGACCAATCCGCATGCAACCTATTCAGGGTAGTCCAACTGAGACTGCGGCTGGTAATGCGGCGGCAGGCATTGTGGAATCTGGCGGTATCGTAATTGACAACATCGACCGACTACAAGAGATCGTAGCTAACGATAGCATACTATCGCCTATCTTTGGCGTTGGTGGTCTTGCAGCATCCTACATTCCGGGTACAAAAAGGCTTGACGCTCAAGCTCTAGCTGATATTATCAAGTCTAACATTGGTTTCGATCAGTTAACTCAGATGCGTAAGGAATCTCCAACCGGAGGTGCATTAGGTCAGGTTACTGAGCGAGAATTAGCGTTCTTGCAGTCCGTACTGACCAACCTGTCATTCTCTCAGTCACAAGAGCAGTTCCAAGAGAACTTGCAGAACTTGCGTGACATATACGCTGACATCATTCGTAAAGCGGCAGAATACCCTAATGCCGAAAAGTACGGCATTAGGTTGCCAGCAAGCGTATCACCTGAGGTTGAGCAAGACCCTCTCGGACTGTTTGATTAAGGCGGCACTATGACTCTTGATGATTTTAGACGCGACAACCCTGAGTACGCTAACACGCCTAATGGTAAGTTAGCGTTTGGTCTTTGGAACAAACACTACAAGGGAAAACTGCCTATGGGTCAGTTCGCTGATAAGCTCGGTCTTAGCAGCGAAGATTTCAAGGGTATGGTCGAGTTCTCTAAGCAGTCTGGATATGAACCAACTGGACGTACCTTTGCTGAAGGATACGAGCCGCCTATGTCTACGGCTCGCGCTGGGTTTCAGGGTATGACCTACGGTGCTGGTGATGAGATCGTGGGCGGTATGACCGCTGGGGTACAGAAACTTCAAGGTGATAAGCGCCCTATCAGCGACTTGTACGGCGCGGCAGTTAAAAACGAGCGTGAGATGCTTGATCAGTACCGTGACGTAAATCCAATGGCGGCTTACGGCACTGAGATAGGAGGGTCATTCCTGTCACCTGCAAACTTACTCAAAGCCCCAGCAGGTTTGTCTAAGTTAGGCTCCACTGGTGAAACTGCCGTTAAAGCAGCGGCTGGATCTGGACTGTACGCGTTCAATGCTGCTGAAGGTGGTGTTGAAGATCGTCTAGCTGAAGTTCCAAAAGCAGCGGCGGCTGGTGCGATATTCGGCGCTGGTACGCAGAAAATGACCGATTGGGCGCTTAAGCTTGGCAACAAGGCGGCAATGCCTTTTGTAGCGTCTCTCAAGAAGCCCAGTGTAGAATCGCTACGCACTGCTAAGAACGCCGCTTATCAAGAAGTTGACTCTATCGGCGGTACCATATTCGGCTTAGACGATATGAGTGCGCTGTACAACAAAGCGTCAAACGTAGCCAAAGCGGCTGACTTCGTGCCGGACGTGCACAAGCGCGTCAACGTAGTGCAGAAGATGCTTGAGAATAAGCAGGGTCAAGCTATGACTTTAGGTCAACTTGATAGACTGCGTCAAGGTATCTGGCGTGTTCACAGCTCAGCTAAACCTGACGAGCAATACATCATTCGAGGTATGATTGATGAATTAGACGGTCTGATTGACAGTAAGCTTGCAGGTGGCGATAACGTGCTTAAATTGGCTCGTACCGCTAACGCTCGCTACAAGAAGGCTGAACTGCTTGAAGATGCGTTCGATAAAGTTAACCGTCAGATGGACGCTAGCGGTGTCGGTGATGTCACTGCAAGATACAAGGCGGCTGTGAATCGCATTCTGGACAGTAAGGATATTCGCTTCTTTAGTGAGGATGAGGTTGCTTTGTTTAGAGCGTTTGTTAAAGGTGATCTTAGCCTTGACGCTAAACAAGCTATCGGTAAACTGTCACCAACTAGCGGCGGTTTAATGACAGCTCTAAGCATCGGCGGCGCTGCTATCGACCCTACCTTCCTTGTAGCTAGCGGTACGGCTGCTGCAATGAAAAAATTGTCTGAATCTCAAATTAGGCAAAGAGCGGAGAATTTGCAACACTTCTTAGGTACAGGCGGATTACCGCTTGATGTTCCTACTCCAGTTCCATTTGCAGCACCCGCTTGGAGTAGTATACCTACGAACTACATCAAAGAGAATGAAGAGGATCGCAGATAATGGCTCGACCTGAAAAGATGGACAGCACCACGATTGAAAACATCGTTGCGGATGCTATTGATGAGGCTGTTGATTTTGTCGAGTCTGAGATTGCTCCTGACCGTATAAAAGCACAGCGATACTTTGACGGTGAAGTGGACATCGGTTATGAGGAAGGTCGCTCTAAAGTTGTAGCGACCAAAGTTCGTGACACTGTTCGCAATATCAAGCCTAGCTTGTTGCGTATATTCGCATCTACTGATAAAGCTGGTGAGTTCATACCTAAGAAACCAGAAGATATAATGACCGCTGAGCAAGCGACTCAATACATATCTTGGCGCATGAATGAGTGTGGTCGCTTCAACCTGCTAACTGATGCTTTTCACGATGCTCTTATCAAGAAGCAAGGTGTGCTTAAAGTCTACTGGGATGAGACAGAATCAGTAGAAATTCACTCGTACGACAACCTCACTGATGAAGAGTACTACGCTATCATCAATGACCCTGAGATCGAAGTTATCGAGCATTCTGAAGAGACGTATGCTGAGATGGATCAGATGGGCATGGAGATGCAGCGTGTTGAGCACTCTCTTAAAGTCAGTCGTAAAAATGCTGAATCACAACTCACGATAAAGTCAGTTGCCCCTGAAGAGTTCTTTGTCGACCGTAACGCCACCTGCATTGAAGATGCCTACATTGTAGCGCACCGAACTGAAATGCGCGTTGGTGATCTTGTCGCTATGGGCTTTGACTTTGATAAAGTATCTGAGCTTGATGGTATTGATGACGGTGGTGACCTAGAGATATACGAACGTAAAGGTTACATGGAAGACGATACAGACGAAGATAACGCTGATCCTTCTATGAAGCTAGTGCAGGTTACTGAAGCCTACATGCGTATGGATATTGAAGGTACTGGTGTTCCTGCGCTGTACAAGCTAACTTGTGGTGGTACAGACCATGAGCTACTGGACTATGAGCTGTGGGATGAAATTCCATTCGCTGTATTTGAGTGTGACCCAGAGCCGCATGCGTTCTATGGTCGCTCGGTAGCTGATCTTATCATTGACGATCAAGATGCCGCAACGGCTATGCTGCGCGGTGTACTTGATAACGTGGCGTTGACCAACAACCCACGTATGGAAGTGCTAGAAGACATGGTCAACATGGATGACGTGCTCAACAATGAGATCGGCGCTATCGTGCGTTCACGTCAGATCGGTTCAGTACAGCCGCTCATCACACCTTTCATGGCAGACTCAACACTGACAGCACTGTCGTACCTCGACCAAGCGGTTGAAGCTAAAACTGGCGTATCACGTGCGTCACTTGGGCTTGACCCGGATACGCTACAGAACACTTCAGCGACAGCCGCTAAACTGGCTCAGCAGGGTGGTCAGGGTCAAATTGAAGTTATAGCGCGTAACCTAGCTGAAACTGGCTTGCGCCGCCTGTACAAGCTCATGCTTAAGCTGATGGTCAAGAATTCACCTGAACGAACTCTGATGCGCATGAACAGTCAGTTTGTACCAGTTGACCCAGCGTCTTGGAACACCTCTATGGACGTTTCTATTAACGTGGGTCTTGGTACTGGTCAGGAAGATATTAAGATGACTGTCATGAGTCAGATGCTTCAGTTACAACTTGGCTTGTTCCAGCAGGGTGGTTTCCAGAATGGTCTAGTTTCGATGACCAACATTCACAACGTTATGTCTGAAATCCTGACAATGTCTGGCTTCCATAACGTTGAGAAGTACTTGCAACCTATGACTCCGCAGATTGAACAGCAGCTTATGCAGATGCAGGTACAGCAGCAACAGGCAGCGGCTCAGCAGGGTAATCCGGCAATGGCTCAAGCTCAGGCATTGCTACAGGCAGAACAGATCAAAGCTCAGGCTAAGATGCAGACAGATGCCGCTAAGATCCAAGCGCAGCAACAGACTGAGATGGCTAAGCTAGATGCACAGCAACAGGCTAAGGTTGCTGAGCTACAACTGAGGCAACAGCATGAGATGCAGAAGCTACAGAAAGAGCTAGGCATTGCGCGCATGGACGATGACCGTGAGCGTGACCGTATGCTGCAAGAGCTTTACATCAGGCAAGCTGAACTTATGGCAGAGGAAGGTATTGCGCTAGACACTGCCCGCATCCAAGCTAAGCAGGCGAGTAACTAATGATTGATGAGCACGGTAACACAGTATCAGCAGCCGATGTAGATAGGGTGTTACGAGATAGCACTTTTCGTGCTATACTTGAGAAAGTTCGCTCTGATCAGGTTGCTGTTTTTATGAACAGCGCCGCCAGCGATACTGAGGCTCGTGAAGAGGCTCACGCTGTTATTAGAGCACTTTCTAAAATCGAACAGGCTTTTAAATCTGTTAAGGATGATGAAGCCATTAAACTTAAACGCAAGGGACGTTCATAATGAGCACTGAAGCGATTAACTTAGACCAAGCGGTCGATAAACTTATGGCTTTTGACGAGCCTGTTCAAGAGTCAGAAACTGATTCAGTTGAAGAAGCTGATGCAGTTGAAAAAACTCAAATTTCTGACGAAGATGAAGTAACTGAGGAAGTTTCTTCCGAAGTGGATGACTCCGATGAGGAGTACGATACTGAAGATGATTCTACTGAAGACGATAGCGAGCCAGATCAAAGTGAGCCAGAGAAATTCACTGTCAAAGTAGACGGTGAAGAAGTAACTGTAACTCTAGAAGATCTCAAGCGTAGCTATAGTGGTCAAGGTAAGATTCAGCGAGGTATGCAAGAAGCGGCAAAGGTGCGTAAGGAAGTTGAGACACAACGTGAGCAACTAAACGCGGCTATGCAGCAATTATCTGCGATGTATGAGCAAGCGCAGAATGTTGGTTTCAGACAACCACCAACGGAGCCAAACCCTGAGATTTTCAATACTGATCCAATGGCTTATATGGAAGCTAAGATCAAGTACGATCAAGACTTGAAATCATATCAGGAAGAAGTAGGTAGAATGCGTCAGATGCAGGAATACCAGCTTCGCCAGAGTGAGCAACAGCGTCAGCAGCAGTTGCAAGTTGAGATGGAGAAACTTAGGAGTTCTCTTCCGGAACTCACTAACCCTAAAACGGCTAATGAGTTCAAGAATGATTTGGTTAAGTACGGATCTGAATACGGATATAACACAGATGAGTTATCATCCATTACCGACAGCCGAGCCATACAGGTGTTAGCTGATGCTATGAAGTGGCGTAAGTCGCAGAATAGCCGTAAGTCAGTCGAAGCCAAAGTCGAAGGCGCACGAAAAGTGATACCGCCTAAGGCTAAGGTAAAATCTGACCCTAAAGCTAAACAGCGCAGAGATAAGCAATCTAAACTGAGAAAGACAGGTAGCGTTGAAGATGCACTGTCATTGATCCTAAATAGCTAATTGAGGTAACACATCATGGCACAGCCAGCTAATACTTTTGATACTTACGATAGCGTAGGTATTCGTGAAGATCTACAGGACGTTATCTACGATATCAGCCCTGAAGAAACTCCATTCTACTCTGCTTGTTCGAAAGCGAAAGCTCGTAACACGTACCACGAGTGGCAGACTGACGCACTTCGCGCATCGGCAGCAAATGCTCACGTGGAAGGTGATGACACCACCACTGAAGCTCGCACTGCGACAACTCGCTTGGGCAACTACACGCAAATCTTCAAGAACGCTGTGTCGATTCCAGACACTGATGATGGAATCAACAAAGCAGGTCGCGCCAAAGAGATGGCGTACCAGATGCTGAAGGTTGCTAAAGAACAGAAGCTTGATATCGAAAAGGCACTGTTTGATAACAATGCTCGTGCAGCAGGTAACTCGACTACTGCACGTGAACTTGCTGGTGCACCTGCATGGATGATCACCAACACAGTATTCGGTGCTAACGAGGGTGCAGACCCTACTGGTGACGGTACTGACGCGCGTACTGATGAGACTACAGCTCCAACTGCATTCTCACAGACCAAGTTCGACACTGTCATGCAATCGATCTGGGAACAGGGCGGCAAGCCAGATGTTTGTTACCTGTCTGCATTCCAGATGAACGTAGCACTGGGCTTCACTGGTATGAACAACCAGCGTTCAACTATCGGCGCTGCTGTTGGTGGTACTAACGCTGTTGTAAATGCAGTTGATGTATACGTAACGCCTTGGGGTACAATTGAGTTTACACCAACTCGTGAAAACCGCTCGCGTGATGTGTTCATCATGCAGTCTGACATGTGGGCTGTGGGTGTTCTTCGTCCAACTAAGAACACTGAACTTGCGAAAACTGGTGACTCTTCTCGTCGTCAGGTGGTGACTGAACTCACCCTGATCTGTAAGAACGAGAAGGCTTCTGGTATCATCGCTGATAACACAACTTCTTAATCGAAGTGAGTTAGAAGAAGGGGGGCTATTGCTCCCCTTTTTTATCTTGAGAGGATAGTATGAAAGTTAAAGTAGTAGTCGGCACGTTATTTGCAAATGGAAATAAGTACGCTAGAGGTGATATATTTGATACTGACGATATTAACCTTTATGGTACGCGAGTGG